CACCACGCGACCATTCTAAATCAACAACCCTTCGTGTTAAATTGTTGCATCAATGCCTCTATGAAAAGAAGGGTGATGGTTCACCCTTTACCTGTTGGCTTATCTCAGCGAGTAAAGATACTGCCGCTCAAAGGCTTGAGGAAATACGAGCCGACCTAAAGAAGCACCCACAGTTAAGAAAATACATTAGCCCTTCTAAGGGCAATAAATTAGAATTGCATTTTACCAACGGCGCATGGATTCGTGCTACATCTGTTGGTTCTGCGATTCGTGGGGCGCATCCTGCCTGTGTAGCATTTGACGATGTGCTGGTTGATTCAGACGATACCAACCCTAAAGCCCTGCAATCATGGTATAAGAAAGCAATTATCCCTATGTTAAGCCCCGATTCGTGGTTTTACTGCGTGGGAACTCCAATGAGTATGGTTGATTTATACCACACAGAAATGTTAGACAACCCCGTTTGGAAATCAGCCGTGTATTCTGCTATTACTAACTATGACGAATGGCGAGCAAGTGATGGTGAAATAAAACCCGAAGTGCTTTGGGAAGAATATCGAAGTGCTGATTATCTCCTTGAGCAACGAGAAGGTATGGGTGAATTGGCTTTTGTGCAGGAGTATTTGTGCAGGGTTATTGATGACGAAGCCGCAGTATATCCGAGAGAGTTAGTTAGAAAACATCTCAACATGGATGATGTATTCCAAACAGAAAAAGATGATAACTGCAAGTATAGTATTGGGTTTGACCCCGCACATGGTTTAGGAAAGGACTTTTCAGTTATGATTGTTCTTAAGCAAGACCAAGAGGGCTTTATCCACTTTGTAAATATGTGGCGGCGTAATGATTTCCCACCGGACAGACAAGCAGATATGATTATCGAATGGAATAAGAGATATGGTTATCCTGCCTTCGCATCCGAAGATGTAGGATTTCAGCAGTTATACAAGAGTCTTATTGAGCAAAAGAATGCAAATGTGGATTATCGCGGTAGCAAAGTTAGCAACCGCACACTAAAGCAGGGAATACTCAATAGACTTCGTGTTTGGTTTGAGCGGGAGTTAATTATATTCCCATACGGCGACCACAACACACGAATGCAAGTGAATACCCTCTTTGACGAATTGGAAACACACGCATGGAAAAACGGCCTCATTGAAGACTTAGGAAAACATAACGATTGTGTAATGGCTTTTGCACACGCAATAGACCAATTTACCGCGAAGGGATTTGAAATGCCCGTTATTATGAAGAAGGCCGAAGCCGGAGAATGGCTCGGTGGTGGCGGCTCTAAAATAAATCGAGGCTCAAAAGGTATAGGCGGAAAGGTGATTAACAGATGAGAACAAAATTTGGACCAAAGACAAGAAAACAATTAGCAAACGAAGCAGTAAGAAGACTCTTTGACGAGGGCTACTTTGACGAATGGCGATTAGCGCGAGAAATCTCCGTTGAAATCAGTAAAAACATTCCGAAGTATTGGGGGCAATTCCGACCCGAAGCCGTGAGATTCGCACTACTACGAAGTAAATTACCACTTGAAACACGCAACAAGCACCAAAGACTTCAATGGCGAGCCAACGAGGGGAATGAGGGAGTCGGCTCAAACACAGATGAGCAAAAGTGATTTTTAAAAATTTTGTAAAAAATTTCGCGTGAGGGTAGCCAACACATCGGCACTCACCGCTCTAATATTTGGCGGCTGATATGCCGTTGCCTAAGAGGCGGCGGCTTCTTGTGGTGCTTTGCATCCTGTGAGGGGTTTTCTTGCCCTACGCTTGACCCTACGGTATCAGAAACGGCAAGAGCGACCGATACCACCGACCGCCAAATCAAGGTCAAATCTGAATCCTTGAATCTATTGTAAAATCATAAGTTGTGAAATGAATTAGCAGATACTAAGTCTCACGTTTGATTCTGAATCAAGAATCAAATGGTGGGTGGCCGTAGGTTTTCCGCCTACGACCACCCGAAATTTGAGCAATCAGTAATCGGTCAAATTACTGATAGCGTCAAGCAGGTTAGAACCCGCTTGAGCCTTTTCGTTTCCAGCGTCTAATTGACGGCGAACGATGGACATAACCAACGCCACATAATCGAGGCCTGTTGAATCAATGCCGCGAGCCAATCCGTTGATGTCGTGAACCGCTACCCATCCGAGCATATAGCACATACCCGAAGGTGTCTGAATTGGTATGACCCTTCGCTGAATTGAAGCGGGTAGGTGAACCGTCTTCGGGATTCCCTTTCTCTTTCCGTTCTTACCTATGGTGAAAGCATCCGGCTCGGGCTTGTAGCCTTCTCGCTGATTCTCACCTTGACCTAAGCGACCGTATGCAGGATAACCGAGCATTCGGTCAAATGTGGTTGATATTCTCGGAGAGCCGTCATTCATCTCACAATTCACTAAGCGGTTTGACTCAATGCCTTTCTCAACCACTTGATAACCTGCGTCTTTGGTCTTCTGAATCATCTTGATTGAAGGCAATTTCACAACCGAACCCCAACCACCGACAGGCTGAGAATTTGAGCGACCCGAACCTGCGATTCGGAAATCCCAAACAACCGCACCGCCACAGGTCGGACACCTGCAATTTTTCTTTGCTTCTTGTGTATCATTCACCACAGGGAAGCCCTCGTCATCGAACAGGGTTTTCGGTGGGTGTATTCTATCTCTTGATGCTCGGTTGAAATCTTCTGAGCCTCTCTCAACAGGTGGGTTCAATTTGACTGACGCACCCATACCGACACCACGCACGAATGATTGAACACCCGAAGCGGTTGAGCATAGGTGATAGATACACCTTAGGCGGTATTCGTGGCGCATTTGCTGACCTTCTCCGGACTTTTCCGTTTTGCTTCTAACGGTGGCGGTATCATACATACCCGCCGCATTACTTCGGCGGTCAATTGCTGAACGTGTGGTTCTAACAATCTTCAACGGTGAATCAAGCGACTCATACAATGCGTCAAGTGTCTTTGATGCCTTGACGAATCGAGCCGCTTCATTCCATCTCTCGTCTGAATCTGACGCATCCCAATGATGGATTTTTACAACCTCACCGACTCTATCACCAAACACACCATTTGCCGCCCACTTTTCAGCCGTCTTAACGTCAATCGGACTACCCCAAATTGGGATGAGGTTTACATGGTCCTTCATGTTCTGAACAATGGCCTCAACGGTGTTCTTCTTTGTCGTGGATTTGGGGTGATTGTGGAGTAGCCTTTGGCCTAACTCCTTGACCTTCACGGCTGATAACGCCATGAGGGATTTGATGAAGGTCGGCAATAGCGACCCCAACACCACAACGGCAGACGGCGCGTTTAGCGCATCTGCCGCAATCGTTCTTTGTGCTTCAATTTCTCCTATGTCTTCCGACATGGCCCGCCGTTTCTATAGTAGTATATGAATCCTCAGTTTCGTTACATAAGCCCCGTTTCCGAATTTCCGGCTCGCAGTATAGCGATTTGACCCCTTGAGTCGTTACATAATCGCATTTTTTTTGAACGGACTTTTTGCACAACGCGAGGCCATTTTTCGGTCCGTTGCTTATATACTCCCTTAGTTACATAATTTTTCAACCTTGAAATTTCGGCTAATTTCGCAGGTTTCTGATGTTACATAATATCGGTTTCTTAAAAAAGAGCGAAGTTACATAATAGCGGAGTTACAAAAAAGGACAAAGTTACATAATAGTGGTTTTAGAAAAAAAGTAAAGAGTTACATAACTTGGTTGGGGGGCAGGGATGAAGCGACCCTACCCCCCATTGAGTTACATAATCAGTCCTTGTTAATCTTAAGGTCCTCTTTGGTTTGGTGTGAGCCTGTGATTTCTTCGTTAGCATATAGGTGAGTCTTGAACAATGATGATTTGATAACACCCCTCAATTCGTATTCGCCCAATGCGTGATGATGAATATTGAATCCCTTGATTGCTTCGCCCATGTCTGCGACTTCTTCATCTGATAATCTGATAGTTACATAAGTCGTTCTTGACCTACCCGAAGGTGTTTGAGCATCCACCCACGCTTCCATGAAGTGCTTGCCGTCTTCTCGCAATACGAGCCGCCATGATGAGGCGTTGGTGTCCACCGCATCTATGCCCTTTCGGTATCTCTCGCCATCCTTTGAGGCACTTGCGCCCCTGCTACTAATTCGGAAGGTCATTCAATACACCTCACAATTCATGTTCACATCTTCCGAGATGTGGGCCATGACTGCCGCCTCAACATCGGAGTCATCTTGTAGGTCGGTGGACCATGCTGACTCCGGTTGAGTCCTGCGCATATTAGGGCCAACCATCTTAACGATGATTAGCGCATTGATTAGCGTCTGCTTTCGTTCTTGCTGCTTCTTTTCTCCTGCCTCGTTGGACATATTGAAGGCTAACAGGCATTTGCTTAAGAACCTGCGTGTTACATAATATTTGTAACATTTAGCGAAGTTACATAATATTGAAGGAAAATCAAGAATGTTACATAATTTTTTGCGAGTCCGGCCCGCTTCTGAGAGGTAGTCATAGTATATAATATGCACGATGGGGCAACCTCGATTAGAGTTACATAACGGGCCAAAATAAAGTTACATAATTTCGGGGTGTTTTTCGTGGTTTAGGGCGACCTAAACACCATATGAAACCGCTATACTGCGAGC